ACCCCTACTAACATCCACTCCCATAATATATCTATGTCCCTCCTGTGGGTCTTTCCATTGCCAAAGAGTTCCCTGCATATATTTTTCTTTAGGGGTTTTAATCATAGTTTTCGCAATCCTTTCCATAGTTTCAGTTGGGATTACACTATCTCCAGATCCAAGAAAGTCGCATTCAAGTTCTTGCGCTATTTTTCTTTTATCATATTTAAATTTCTTAGACATGGACTCAAACCAAGTAGAATATGGTTGATATCCTTCGTTAAGAAGTTCTTCATAGTTTTCTAAATCAAAATCTTTTAGAATAACCTCGTCGTCATTATACTGTTCCCTATTGAGCATATAATGTACAATATCAGGGACCTTAATAAACACAAGGTCTTTTGTATAACGCGGGTCCTTAAACCATCTTAAATCTGTTATATGAAAATCATTGATACCTCTAATAGCTTGTTCGTAAACACCATAATATATTGGGTCAAAACCATTTGGTGTTGAGATAAGTATAATCTTACCCCCGGTTGACAATGACGCCATAGACGCCGCCCAAAAGTCGTCTCCAGCCTCAATATACGCGGCCTCATCAAATACTAATATGGTTGGTGTATAACCACGTAGTGCATCCGCAGATGTTGCAACAGCTTTAACCTCACAACCATTATTTAATCGATATCTACTTTCAGAATTTTTATCTGCAGAAAACCCCACATTAATCCAGTCAGGCCATTGATCTAAAAACGTTCTAACTTTGTTAGCCATTTCAATTGCGGTATCTCGCTTGTTAGCGATGATCAAAACTCTCTCAGGATTTTCTGGTTTCGCTAATTGTAATTTTTTAGATAACCAAGCGGCTGTTACTGTTGTAACACCAGCCTGTCGATATTTTCTAGTAATATTTTCATTATAAGATTCGTAATCTTTTAACAATTGTATTTGATCTGGAAATAACTCTAATGGTACGAATCTTTTTTGTGTGTTGTCAAACGTCTGAAGATATGTCTTAAGCGCATATGGAGTATCTTTTATGATACGTGCGTACTCTTTTAATTGTTCTATTTTTTGACTCATATATATAAATATTAAAAAAGTGGTCTTTGGGACCACTTTTACTATTTTTTAAAAGATGAAAAATTAGTTATCAGATAACCCTATTCCTAAACCACCCAAAAAGTCGTTAAACTCATCTGGATCTATTTCATCAGATTTTTTATTTAATTCTTCGTCAAATTCCTGCATTGCTACCTTATAATCATAATCATTAATTTCACTATTAATAATATCATATAACATCTTCATTAATCTTTTACCAGATTGTGTATTCGATAAAACTTCTTTCATGAATACTAAAAATTGTTTAGCTGGTTTAGAAACAATTGTTTGGAAAAATATTAATTGCATTCCAGACTTATCTTCATCTGTAGTAACTTCTTCAGGAAACGAATCTCTTAAAATATCCCAAATAGCTGGACCTAATCTTAGATCCCAAATTTCTTTTTGTAAAGTATCTTCTAATTCGATAACCTTGCTAGCCATTTCTTTATCTCTCGGTTGTCCATGTAATGCTGCGACAACTTCTAAAGTACCTTTCATTAGTTCATGAACAAGTATTGGAAAAACAATTGCTGTGGCAACAACTCTAGGTGGGTTTTCGTTTGGAAAAACCGTTTCTTTACCACCAGCTTCTGGCGCACCGCCACCGCCACCCATTCCTAAATCTTGATTACCCATTTGCCATAACACTGCTTCTGCAGATGACATTAAGGTGCCATATAAACCAATAATATTTCTATCTCCAGTTATTTCAATAAGTTTATCTGTGGCATAATGATACATGTAGTGACCTTTAGATGATGATCCCGCCATCATAGCGTTAATCAACCTTCTTTTAGCTCTTTCTAGAGTTAGATCTTCCAACTCATCATATAATTCTTTTTCAAGTTCAATTTCTTCTGGCTCCATATCTTCAGGTGGAGTTTCCTTAAATCCTTCAGAGTTTGGTTTTTGTAATGTTGCTTCATAAACAATATCACCCTCTTCAACACCCATCTCTTTCATAACTAATTCAATAGCTAGTTGTTCTAAGCGTCTTTTGTGTCTAGATTCGATTTGCGCTACTCTACCATATGCCGAACCCATTGTATTCTTTAAAGTATCTATTGTCCCTTGATCTGGTGTCAATCTAGGTAGACCAGTGTAGTGTCTTATGTTGTTTACAATTTCTTGATAACGTTTTGACGCTAATAATTCCTCAAAGTTTGAGTTTGGGTTTTCAACATCTTTAGGTAAGTTAACTTTTTTAAATGGAGTTTCCCTGGTTGATAAATCTCGTTCAATATCTGGACTTGGTCTATCTTCTGAATCATATTTTATAGGCATTTCATTAAGATTTTCTTGTAATCTCAATAATAGCTCTTTTTTAGTTATTTTCATAGTCTAATTATTCTGCAGCCATTGGCATTGACGCCGGATTATTAATTTTTCTCACCTTAGCTTTTGGCTTTGGTTGAACAGCTGGCTCTTCATTTGGGTTTCTGAACGGTCTTTTTCTAGGATTTTGATCCGGAGAAATTTTAGGTTCACTAGGTCTTGAAGGTATTGTATCGGGGCTTTTTGGATCAGGTTTGGTCTGTGGCTCCGCAGCAGAAACAATATTGTCAAACGACATAAACTCTGGTAATCTACCTTGTAATTTTTCTGTAATATTATTTTTTGGTGCACTTACTCTTTCTTTAATTAAAGAAACAATTTCCCCCTTTGTTGCTAATGAATGATATTTTTTGTCCACAACATTTTCAACAAACTCGTTTAAATTTTTTACATTTACAGATGTGGATGCTTTATGTTTAACGGGTTTTTTATTTCCAACATAACAATAACCAGGTGTCTTAATTCCCATTTTTGCGCATGAATCAACTGGTTCCTTTGTATTTTTTTCACACATACCAGCAAATTTTACACCAATAGATGAACAGCTCACAAATTTAGGTTCTTCCGCTTCGGGAACAATTGTAACATCTTTGTCTTTTAATTTATCGGCCAAAGCTGGGTCTGATTTAATATCATCTGCCTTAACTTTTAATCCTTCACCCAATAATTTGGTTGAAAGTTTGTGTAATTGATTGTCATTAAATTTAACTAAGGTATTTACAGAAAATCCCTCAGCAACTAATTTTTCAATAATATCTATTCTTTTCATTTTAATTTGAATTTAATTTCTTCGTTAATTAATCTAAGCCCTTTCTTCGCCAATTTTTCGGTCACACTATCTAGTTCTTCCCCAAAATGAAAAGAGACCCTCACAGGTCTTTCTTCAGCATTTATGTCGAAAGCTTCCCAACCTAATGCAACAATACCGTCAACCGAATCTATAACACCAAAATAATCAGAATTTTGAACCAATTCGAGTTTTAAATCTGAGTTTTTTAATAACGCAACTAAATCAATATCTTCAATTTCTGGTGGTATTGATCTACCTGCTGACGGTATTATAAACCATTCTTCAACTAATGCGTCAGGATTCTTACCAAAGATAAATTCATATTGTCTCTGAGCTTTATAATCCTGTCCTAATTCGTTGATATAAAGAAGGTACATTTATTCAAAATATTTACTTAGAGTATTGTTAATACTTTCATTTATATCATCTAATTCCGGTGTGATATCTGAATCATTATTTTTTCTTAACGTTTTTACTTTAAGAGGTGTGTAGTTACCAAAAAACTTTTTATCACGTAGATCTAAAGAAGTGTCACCGTGTTTTGCCATGAAATTATCATAATCATCAAAATCTTCTTCATCATAATCATCTAGATTAAATTGATCTTCACTGTGTTGTTTTTCATTATCATCAAACCAAGCAGAATTAGTTTTCATACTTTTCATTAATCTAGATGGTCTTTCAACTTGTTTTGACGCGTGGAAATTAGATCTTAAAGATCCTTCATCTGACATATCGTTTGATGAATTTTCTTCATCTTTGTATTCGTCGTTGTAAAAGAAATATTCTTCAATATCTTCATATTCGTCTAAATCTTTATATTCGCCCAAATCTTGTTCTTTAGGTTCTTCAAATTTTGAATTAATCAATTCTTCTAGCTTAGCAATTCTTTCAGCTAAATCATCTTCTGGTGCAGTTTCATCATCCGATGGTGCCTCAACATCTTCGTCTGGTGTAGGCTCCCCCATTTCTGGCTCAGCCATAGATTCCTCATCTCTTTCAAATTTCTTAGCAATATCTTCAATATCATCTTCGTCTAATATATCTAAATCAACAGCAGAAATAATCATATTAAGAACATACTTAATATCATCACTTTCCATTTTTGGTTGTTGATCTCTCAATTCTTGGCCTAACTTCCCAGCAAACTTTTGCACTTCAGCCATATAATCAGAACGTTTGCTAGCATCAGACTGACCAGCTGACACATCGTCTACAGAAGGTTCATTCATATCTGGCGCTGGTTCACTCATTTCTGGTGAATCGGAACCCATCTCTGGAGCTGGCGCTGGAAGTTCTTCCGGCATAGCTGGCATAGATAAAGGCTCTTCAGATTTTGGTTTATTTTGTTTTAACACATATTTTGTAACGTCTTCATTTAATTCTTGAGAGTTAATCAACTCAAGTCTCTTTAAAGCTTCCGCATATGATGAAAATTTATTTTTATTTTTCATAAAAAGACCACCAATATAATCAAGACTGCTTTCATTCAAGCCTCTTTTTACATAGTATCCATCTTTCTCTCTAACAATACCATAAACACCGTTTACGGTTTCTTTAATCAATTCCGCGTGGACTGATCTAGTGTTTTCATTTATTGTATTTTGTTTGTAGTAGGTTAATTCAAGGATTCTTTTGATTTTATCATCACCTTGAAGTTTTTCGCTACCGATAGGTTTTAAATCTCCCATTGTTTTTTAATTAAAGATAAGCTTATTCTTATTGTATAAATACTACATAAAAGGAAAAAAATAGAGATATCGATTATGATACAGATAATTTTTTGTCGATCATATTGTTTTTAAGATTCATTAATTTTTCGATATACCCATTTCTCCTAAGTAATTTGAATGTTAAGTTTTCATAAGAGTACTCACCGCCACTATCCAAACCACTTTTTCTAAATTTTTTAAGTTTATCTCTTAAATCAGTTTCAGCAGCGGTTACGTCTTTATTATTTTTATAATCGTCTAGTAATGAATCAATTTGTTTTGCAAAATACTCCCCTTTATCTAGTATTTTCTGGGTATCAATACTTTCTGGGTTCTGTGAAGGTTCTGCTACCCACTCATTATTTAATATTGA